ATTAAGGCCAGTTTGGCCAACAATGGTGACGACTGTGTTGTTATCATGGATGCCGAGGATCTAGGTAGGTTCACGGATGGGTTTGACGCTTATGCGCTGGAATTGGGCTTCACGATGGTAGTGGAGAAACCAGTGTATGAATTCGAGTTGATTGAGTTCTGTCAGACCCAACCGGTGTGGGATGGGGAGTCGTGGCGAATGGTGCGCAATTTGCACAAGTCGCGGGAGAAGGACAGTATGTGCCTGTTTCCGCTTGACACGCCCGGCGCCAAGGAGGCATGGCTATACGCCGTGGGTGAGTGCGGAATGGCACTCACCGCCGGTTTACCGGTCCTGCAGTCGATGTACAGCGCTTTCATGCGGAACGGCCGTCCTAGCAAGATGGCTGACGCACCTTACATGATGTCTCGCGGACGTATGGCACTGGCCGCGGGAATGGATGGGAACTGGAGGGAAGTCACTGAGGCTGCCCGGTACTCATTCTATGTTGCATTTGGCATGACGCCAGATGAGCAGGTGGCGTTGGAGGAGCACTACAACCAGTGGGTGCTCTCTGACGAAGTGGTTCACGTGGACGACATCGGGGCGATTGGAGCATCCCCGATGTAACGGCCGCATAAATCACAACCTTGCCTTACCGTTGTATTTGTGAAGAAAAGCTATAATGCCAAAACAAACTAAGATCAAACAGCGACGACGAACGTCGCTCATCAGCGTACCCAAGCGTGCCAAGAAGAAGTCTACCGAAGTCACGAGATTAGGGGGCTTATTGCGCACTCTTGGAGGACTGGGTGGTTCCGCTTTAGGAGGACTCGTTGGAATGCCCTCCTCAGGCGGTGCGGTTGGCACCGGTCTCGGTGCGAGTCTGAGTCGTTGGCTTGGCTCGGGAGACTACGAGGTCAACAAGAACTCCATCGTCAACAAGCTCGAAATGAGTGGGACAGTGCCTGAGATGCACAAGTCAGACCAAACGGTCATTGTTCGACACCGTGAGTTCATCACCACCGTGAACAGTTCGCAGAACTATTCCGTGCAAGCGTCTTTTGACATCAACCCGGGCAACTACTATTTGTTTCCTTGGTTGGCTGGAATAGCGGCGCGGTTCCAAGAGTACAAGCTCCGGGGCATGGTGTTTCACTATGTTCCGACGAGTGGATCAGCGGTCGCTAGTACAAATGCGGCCCTCGGTTCGGTCATGCTACAGACAAGCTACCGGGCCAGTGATTCGGCACCAGCATCCAAGGTTGAGATGCTGAACGAGTACAATAGTAATGAGAGCGTTCCTTGTGAAGCGTTCTGTCACCCGATCGAGTGTGACCCAAGGGAGAACCCGTTCAACATTCAGTATGTTCGTAGTAACAACACGGCTACTAATGAGGACAAGTTGCTCTATGACTTGGGTACAACGCACTTGGCGGTGTCTGGCTGCCAAACGACTGGCAACCCTATTGGAGACTTGTGGGTGACCTATGAGGTTGAGCTCAAGAAGCCTATCGTTTCTAGCAATATTACCCAGACGGTCCGATCGTTCTCAGCTGCGACCACTTCAGGTTCTGTTACGGACCTGTTCTCGGGCGCAACCACGCTGGGATCGTTGCCAATCACATTGAGTAGTGGTAACACTATGACTTTCGCCAAGGGAGTCACAGGTACGTTCGTAGCTGTGTTGCAGATTGAGGCCGTGTGGACTAGTCTGACAGTATGGACACCGCCTGTGTTAACCAATTGTTCTTATACTTTTGGGCCCGCCGGTGTAAGTGGTCTTCGGACCAGTGCTGCCACAGCTACGAATCTGAACCGGCCGACTTCGACCATTTGGTTCCAGATTCTCGATCCTGCTCTCCCCGCGTCCATTGTGTGGACGGCACCAACTGCCACTGGTTCCATGACCGGTGCGTACTTGTCGGTGTCGCCATTTAACGTTGGTCTATGATCTTAGCTCTAAAACACAAGAAAACCCTTAGAAAACCACACAAAAACACAGAAAATCAGAAAAGTGAACAACAACCGCATATGCACCCGAGGATTAGGCCCCTAGGACGGAGATTGCTCGATTGGTGTTCACATGTAAAAATCAAGTGCCGTACATATATATTAGATATTCTTGTTGAATGTTCCTGCCGCAGCAGCAGCAGCCTTGGTCGGACAACCAAGGTGTCGTCGTGCACTCACCGATGAGTGTACCAAACCGGAGCCGTGAATAATGGATTCACGCCCTAGCTCGTGGGTTAGTCCAAACTAAAAGAATG